TCCGGCCTATGGCTGGAATCTTGCGGCGTGATTGAATGTCCTGTGCGACGTGAGGGGGTGGATTTGCGTAAAATTCTTCCATTTGCCTGTCAGGGGCGCTTGTGTTGCCGCTGTGAACACGCCTCTATCCGTGGCGTCTTCCCCGTCTCAGAACCCATTTATTGTCGTTTTCGGCATGAGGTGGTTAAGGCTGATTCCAAGCCGTTTTATTGCCCCCAATACCGAGTTGTCCGGGAGGTGGATGCATGAGTGCCATTCCCCAGACCACCGAGGAAATCCGCGCAGCAGTGCAAGCCCGCGCCATTGAAATCCAAGGCCCGGCAGAAGAGGAAACCACGCCGCAACCCCGACGCCCTTTGCAAGTCGACCTCTCGCAATTTTCTGGGATCCGTTACCTGAGGGAATATCCGCCCGCCTTTGACTGGCTGCTGGATAAGAGCTTTCGGCTGAACAGCCTAGGGGCCCTTGTCGGGCCTCCCGGCTCGGGCAAGGGCTCCTTTGCGATCCAGCTTTGCGTTGCCGTGGCAAGCGGGACTTCCCTTGTGGACACGTGGCATACCGCCGCCCCTGAGCCCGTGGTCTACCTGAGTGCGGAAGACGACGCGCTGACTATCCACAGGCGGGTGCATCACGCGCTGGAACAACTTCCGGAAGACTTGCGGGAGCAGGCGGCCGCCAACTTCTACGGGATCCCCGTACACGGCGGGGTGAACCTGTGCCGCGCCGTAGGCGGGGTTGTTGAAGCTACGGCAAATTATGAAGACCTGCGGGATATTCTGGACACGATCCGCCCCCGTCTGCTGGTGCTGGACACGCTGGCCCGTTTTTCCGGCGTTGACGAAAACGACAACCCAGCCATGACCGCTTTTTGTGGGCTGCTTGAAGGGCTGATCGACGCCTACGGGTGCAACATCATTTTGCTGCATCATTCAAATAAAACCAGTGGCGATCTTATCGAAGACCCCAAGGAACTCGCCAAGGCGTTGACCCAGACGGCGATGCGCGGGGCTTCCGCCCTTGCCGGGTGCATCCGGTGGGGAATGTTGGTTGCGCCTTTGGGAGCGGCCCTTGCCCAAAAACGGATCGGCGAGCCTGCCACCGGGAAATATGACGGGGCGTTTCTCGCTGTGCGTGTGGGCAAGAAGAACAGCGGCGGCCCGGAACCTCGCTACTACCTTGGGCGCGACGAGCACGGGTTGCTCTACCGAGTTGATCCTGATGCCCGGCAGGAAGAGGGCGACGTGGTTTGGGATGCCCACCAGCTTGCGGAAGAGGTGGAGCGGCGGCAACGCACGGGAGAAAAGCCTCTGAGTGCAACCAAGGGGGGGCAAGAGGCTTTCGGATGGGGGATCTCACGGACTCAAAAGGCACGAGAGCGAGCTATAGAATTGGGACTTTTGATTGAGATCCGGAATTCGGGCAAGAAAGGCAGATCCCTAACTACGCCGCCCTTGTGTTCCAAAAATACCGAGGGTTCCGATTACATAGGAACTTAGAAGAAATACTTATATTTTACATAATTATAACAAAGTTCTTATAGTAAAGTTTTAACACCCCGGAACCAAGAAAAAATATAAATTATTTCAATATGTTTTAAAAATTCCAAAAGTACCCCCTAAAGGGGGGAATGGGGAAGGAACTTTCCCCAGTTCCTCCCCTCCCCTTTAGTCTTTAGGGGGCCGCGAAAAGAATTTGTGAGGAGTCTTCATGGATGTTTTGACCCTCTATCAAACTCTCTCTCCTGCCGGGGAGATCAAAAGCAAGGGCAACGGCGAATACTGCGGCCCATGTCCAACATGCGGGGGGCGGGATCGCTTCCTCGTGTGGCCTGAACATCCTAGCGGGGCTACAGGTGGGCGGTTTCTGTGCCGTGGCTGTGGCGTTCAGGGGGACGCTGTGGAGTTTTTGCGGACATTCCGGGGCATGAGCTACCGGGAAGCCTGCGAAGCCCTGAGAATCGAACCAAACCGCCACAACAGGCATGTCATAGCGAACAGCGCGGCAAGGAAGGAATGGGCACCCGACCCCGAACGCCTCCCCTCTGCCGGGTGGATGGAACGGGCCGCCGCGTTCGTACGCGAGTGCGCCGCTGGCGTCGAATCCGGGGACGGGCTGAAAAGCCTGTACGCGCGCGGCCTGACGGTCGAGACAGCCCACACTCTGGGCATCGGTTGGAACCCTGCGGACAGGTACGGCCGCCGCGCCGATTGGGGGCTTGATGAAGAGGTGAACCCCGAGACGGGCCGCTTCCGCAAGGTGTGGCTTCCCCGTGGGCTGGTGCTTCCGATCCGCCGCAAGGCCGGAGTGACGGCATTGCTTATTCGCCGGGCCGACTGGAAACCGAAAGATGACCTCCCCAAGTATTGGCAGGCCAAAGGTTCCGGGAATGGCTGTTACGGCATCGGCAAGCCGGGCCTTCCGGTGGTGCTGGTGGAAAGCCTTTTGGACGCCGTGCTGGTCTGGCAGGAGGCGCGGGACGTGGCGGCGGCGGTGGCTCTCACCGGAGCCAGCAAACGCCCTGATGCGGGCACTACGGCGTTTCTGCGGGCTGCTCCCCTGATTCTGTGGTCACTGGACTTTGACGAGGCGGGCACGAAGGCGTGGGCATGGTGGCGGGAGCACTTCCCCGGTGTGAAGGCATGGCCTTGCGCCGTGGGCAAAGACCCCGGCGACATGCTCAAGGTCGGAGTCCCGATCCGTCTGTGGGTTGAGGCCGGGATAGCCGAAGCTGAAAAAGGCGCTCGGCAAGGTGAAGCTCTTCCTTTGCCGTGTGCCCCGGAAACGCCACAGAATCCCCCCTGCGCCATGCTTCAAACCAAAGACGAACCAAAGGCCGCGCCGCATCCTGATCCCACTCCAAAGGGCGTCCATAGTGTGGACTTCCTCCATCGTCTGGCGGCTATCGATACCAACATTGATGCCCTGTTGGGTTGGGGATTGGTGCCGCACCTTCAGGATGGGGAACTCGTCATTGACGGCATGGACGCGCTGGACGCCGAAAGCCGGGCCGGGCTGGAACGCTGGCTTGCCCATGCCGGGCCGAATGGTGAACCGCGCCAGGAACGTGTGATTCGGGCGTTGAAGACAGGTAGGAGGTGTGCCGCATGAAGATTCTTTGCGATACCCGCGAACAGGCCCCCTACACCTTTGACCGCTACCAAGGGGTGACGGTGGAACGGGCCGCGCTGCAAACGGGCGATTACAGCCTTGCCGGGCTGCATGACCATATCGGCCTTGAGCGCAAATCATTGGACGATCTGACGGGCACCCTCACCAAGGGCCGGGAACGCTTCCAGCGCGAATGTGAACGCGGGCGGGGACTGGACTATTTCGGGCTGATTATTGAGGCCAGTTTAGAAGATGTGCGGAACCACGCCTACCGCTCTCAAATGACGCCTCAGAGCCTTTTGCAGACTCTTGCGGCCTATTCCGTCCGGTACGGGCTGCATGTCCATTGGTGCGGGAATCGGGCGGGCGGGGAGTACATGACCTATTCCCTCCTTCAAAAGTTCCTCGCGGAACAGGAGGGCAGGCTTAAGGCGTTGATCAAAGCGCATGGGGATGCGGCGGCATGAATAAGGAATCCTGCATAAACACGCAAAAACAGCCCTTACGCGGCGAAAAGGGGCAATTCCTTCCCGGAGTATCCGGGAACCCCAGAGGACGCCCTAGAGGGGATTCTTGCCATGCTCTCAAAATGGCACGGCAAGCGGCTGAGGAAGTAGCGATCCCAAAATTGGTTGAAGCTGCAAAAGGGGGAGATTTGGACGCCTGCCGGGTGCTGGTTGCTTATGGCCTTCCCCGGCAACGCCCCGTAGCAATCCCTGAACCTGTCGCCCTACCGGAGACGGGCAACCTTTCCGAACAGATGCAAGCCCTGTTGCGCCTTGTCTCTGCCGGGGAAGTCTCCCCCGCCGCCGCAAACGAGATCGCGGGAATCATTGCTACAGCCGCCAAAGTGGACGAGGTGACGGAACTTCGGGAACAGGTGGAATCTTTAAAACGGGTGCTCGATGCCCGAAAGGATGGGAAAAGAAGATGAATGTTGAAATGTTACGGAAGGGTTACAAGGAACTGACCCCCTTTGAACGTGCTGTAATGATTACCAATGAAGCTCTGACACGGCAACGGAAGGCAGAGATTGACGCTCTCCGGCCTCCTTCTATGTGGGATAGCCTATGGGTTGAGCATTGGAACTCAGGATTTTTTACTGTTGCCGCCTATGCCATGTGGAAATCCCTATATGCCGAAAAGGTGTCCCTGCAAATTATGGCCCTCTATCTTGAAGGGAAGACGTTGGAAGATCCCGCTCCTGATTTGGGATGGGAGGCTGAACGAGTAGCCGTAGGCTGGTTGAAAGCTTTACGGCGGTTGGGGGATGAGGTCGGAGCACCATTCCTTGAACTTACCAAAATCTTTGATCGAGAATACGCTTTTAGCCGACTATCTTCTTTTGAAGAAGAGGAGATAGACGAATCTCAGCAGTACGCGGCACTTGTAGAAATGTGGCAAGCTGTTGCTAAAGATTGCAATACCAGCGACTGCCACAGAGCTGCTGATGCATAATTAAGGGGGGAACCATGTATTTACCCAACAGTGAAAATCAAGAAATAAGCTGGTCTCTTGAAGAATATTCACGGGAACTGGATTATGCCTATACTCAAGAGTTGGCATTTTGGAAGATAGAACCCTCAAAAGAACAAGAAAGGGCTGAACATGGCGATGATGAGAGTTCCTGAAAAGCGGGCGGGAGGCATCCCGCAGTATCGTCAACAACCCGCCTATGACACCACTCCCGGCGCCAACCTCGGCGCGCGTCTTTCCGACAGCGCGGGCGGCATCGCCGCACAGGGGGCTCAGTCCGGATGGCAGGCCGTCATCAACACCGGGAAGGCCGTACAGGGCGCGGCAAAGGTCGGTTTCGACCTCTATACCGAATACAGCCGCACCAAGGCTCAGGAAGCCTATAACAAGTTTCAGGAGTCCATGCAGTCCGACCTCTACGGGGAGAACGGTATCTTCAACCGTAAGGGGGAGAATGCTCTTACCTCCGTTACCGACGCCGAAAAGATCATGAGGGAACGGGCCGGGGAGCTTGAAAAGAGCCTCGGCGACATGGGCAAGGAGTTTTTCCAAAAGCAGATTGGGACATACGGGCGTCAGCTTTTGCCGCAGGTGCAGCGCCATGCCACCAGCGAGTTCAACCTTTGGATGGATACCACGGATGATGCCACAGCGGAGTTAGAAAGAAATCGAGCTCTTGAAAACATTAATGACCCGGAAGTGTTCAAGCAATGCCTGTTTGAAGGGGGCATGGCCCTGACGCAAAAAGCTGTACGGAATGGCTATTCCGAAGAGCAAAAAAAGCTGCTCCGGGACGAATACGCCAGCGGTACGTACTTGGCGGCGGGTGTCGCGCAGGTGTCCCAAGGCAACTTGAGCAAAGCCGAGAGCCTCCTTAAGTCCGGCATGTTGATGCCAGCGCATAAGCTCAAGCTTGAGACGGAGATCAGAAACGAGAGGAAGCGGCAGGAAGCCAAAGCGGAAGCGGATAGAGCAAAGGCCATGAGCAATCTCCTTTTCGGGCTGGAGGATGCCCGCTATGCAGCCCGGTACATGGGGGATACGTCTCAGTTAACGGCGATAGGGGACCAGCTTAGAAACCTTGGGGACACCAAACGGGCAGACGCCATTTTTCGTCAAGCTCGTTTCTGGAATGCCAATAATGAGGCGAGGGATTACGCCGTAAGAGCCCCGATTGAGGATGTTGTTTCTTCCATCACTGCCTTGGATAAGCGGCTTACAGCGGAAAAAGATAATCTGTCTATTGAGGAGTTCCAAAAAGAGTCACAGCGGCGTGATGCCATGTCGGAAATTTTGAAGGACAGAGTTGCGGCGTTGAAGGCTGATCCAGCATTGGCGGCAGATCGTGATCCCGCCGTGGTGCTTCCCGATGGGGCAACCACTGGAGACAGGATCACGGCAAGGATGGAATATCAGGCAATGAATGGCATTACTGAGAGTAACCGGATGCCGCTCACCAAAACGGAAGCCGCAAGCCTTGCCGAGAAGTGGCAGAAAGGCGGTGTGGAACAAAAGGCGGCTCTCCTTTATGGGGATGGCGGTATAATCAAAGAGTTTGGCCCGTATGCTTTGAATGTCATGGCACAAGTTGGGATTTCAGAAACGGAACAGGACTATGCACAGCGCGTTATGGACAATCCCGAAAATGCCACGGCTGCAAGCACCATCCTAAGAGTGCAGAACATCAATGAAAAGGATTTGCCCAGTGTGAAGGTGACGGACGCTCTCGAAGATGTTCTAGAAAGAAGCACCGTATACCAGAGCCGCAGGGCAATGACTCTCAAAGTTAATTCCGCCGCCGCCCTGAGCGCCGCAAAGCAACTTGAAACCGTGGCGGAACGAATGCTGAAACAAGGCTATTCGGCGGATGAAGTCGTAAAGACCCTTGATGCCGGAGTGGTGGGCGTTTCGGATTCCAATATGGCCTTAACCTATCCTGCCGGGAGATCTGCAACGGTACTTGAGCAACGCTTGAATCGTGCCTTTACTGATGACCTGCCGGGCTTCTTTGAGAATGATCCCCGCCTGAGCAAGAACCCGCTGGACATCAAATACCAGATCGCCCGGTTGAGGAATGTTGGCGTTTGGACAAATGCCCCTGACGGAAAAGGCTATGTCCTTGTGGACGGAGTGACCAAACGTCCTGTGACGGACGGTAATGGGAATATCTTTACTGTGAAATCAAAGGATATTTTCGAGAATCCGTCTTCTGCTGTTCCTGATAGTCTTCTGAATATTCAGGGAGGTGCGTGGTAATGTTTCTTTGGAAACCCAATTTAGCCTCTCCGCTTGAGGAAGAAGTGGCACGCCGCACCCCGTGGATGAGTGCCTCAGAGTTTTTTGGCCTGTCGCTCTCTCATGCCTTTGAGCGCAGTAATACGGCTGGTTTGTTGCTGGAAGATACCCGAATAGCGAGGGCGGAAAAAGAGGCCGGAACTTTTGATGATATGTGGTGGATTGGCGGCCTTACGGGAACCCCGGAAACCAACCGCAATGCCTTATCAGAAGAAGACTTTAAGGCAAAGGGATACGACCGCAACGGGAAGATCGCCTACACTCCCCGGACGACTGAACAGCGGGCACAGATTGAGGCGGAAGTGTTCGACCGCCGCGAGTATGAAAAACAACTCCTAGAAAGGGAAAATACGGGAGCGTGGCGCGGGGCTCTGGGCTTGGGCGCGGGGTTGCTGGCAAGTCTTCCCGATCCTGTAAACTTGATTCCTGTTGGCGGAACTTTGTCAAAAGGGGCCAGCATGGGGCGGCGCGTTCTCTCTGGGGCAAAATCCGGGGCCTTGGGCACGGTGGTTGCCGATGCCTTTCTGATGCCCGAATCCGCCCGCAGGGGGGAAGATGTGGGCTTCTCCGATCTGGCCCTCGACGTGACGTTTGGCGCGTTGCTTGGCGCGGGGATTGGGGGAGTTGGGGGCATCCTGCACAACCGTAGGGTGAAAGGGCTTTCCTCAGAGCGTCGCTTGCTTGAGGGCGTTTTGACCGATGCGGGGTACAATCAGGCTGATGCCCGGCGGCTTTCGTCCTCAACGGTTGAGTTTCTTGCTGATATGGGGGATAGAGCCACCCTTTCCCAAACCGTGCGCCAGAACCTTGCCGGGTTGGACAGGATAAATGCCGGGAGGCTGCTCGACAGAACCATGCTGGCCCTTGAGCGGGGCGAACGTTTGGATATTGGGCGGTGGGCGGAAGAAATGGGGGCGCGGCGCTCCTTTGAGGTGGCGGAACGCATTCAAAGCGAACAATCCGCCTTAGCTTCCGGGTATGATCGGGTACGGGATAATCCGCTTGTCGGTTCTCCTGATGAAGTTCTAGCCACTCTTGAACCTGAAGATATTGAGCGGGTGCTGGTACACCACGGCCCGGCAGTATTGAAGGGAGGGGAAATCAAGGTTCAGGGGAATCCCTTGAAAAATGCGGGATTCTCCAAACGTGGCTTTGGGCTGGTGAAAATCATATTCGCGCATGGAGAGAAGGGAAACAAAACGCCGGATATGCCCCCGGTATCCAAAGAGGACGTGCTCTCTATCCCGCGTTTCTTGCGGGAGTATGAACCGATTATTCAAGAGCATTTGCCTGCCGGGGACGGAATTACCAGATGGAACATCCCCAGAGAGGACGGGAAACACCTTGCTATCGTGGCAGGGCGGGGGCAGGACGGGCCGGATTCCCGACTCGTAAGCGTTTTTGTTGACGATCCGCAAAAGAACCCTACCGGACAAAAAAATCCCGCTTTGATTCTCCCCTCCCGCCGAAAGAGCGGTGAGGGGGATACTGGACAGGGGATTTCGAGTTTCACACCTGACAGCCAAAGCGGGAAAGAAGGCTTGCCTTCTGCTTCTAGAATAGGGAGGCAATCCCTCCCTGTCAATGAACGTCCCCTTGACTTCTCCGCACCCGAACCGGAGCCGAGAATTACCCCGCCGACGCTTGAGGAATCCGCCAGACTGGAACATACACAGCATGTTTCAGGGCCGAAGCCGGAAGCGCCTTAGACGTGGAAGCAACCCGGCTTGTTGCGGAAGGGAAGATAAGTAAGGAAGACAAAGCGGATTGGGAAACGGCACAGCAGGAAATAGGTCGGGCCGACGCACTGGAAAACGCGGGCCTCTCCATCATGGAGTGCGTAACGGGAGGAATGGCATAATGGCTACACGGGAAGATTGCATTCAGGCGGCGGTAAGTTCCGGCCTCTCCGAAGAGGACGCGGCGGGCATCGTGGACTATATCCGGCAAGAACGGCAAAAGCTGGTTGACTCCGGACAGGTTGACGACATGGGGCGCATCCTTGCCAAAAAAGTCATGGATGAAGCGGAAAGAGCCCGTAGAAAGGCGTTAACCTCACGTCGCATAGCGGCTATCAACATTGCCCGCCGGGAGGCCATTAAGGGCTTTGCCGAGCGTGTGAAATCGGAAGGCGGCGACCTTGTGGACGCTTTGGAGGCGTTGCTTGTAGGAAGCGGGAAGCGGTTCACCGGAAGCCGTGAGAGTGCGTCCCGTCTGAGCGGGAGCCTTAAAGCCCTGTGGGGCGGGAGTCTGGCGAATGACCTTGAACAGGCGGGCTTGATTGATCTCATTAAGAGGGATCGCGACTTCTCGGATACCGTCATGGAGGAAATGATTTCTCCGAACAGCACAGGCGACAAGATGGCCAGGCAAGCTGCGGACATTTTCAGCAGGTATCTTGAAAACATGCGCCGCCAGCTTAACGAGTACGGGGCGGACATCGGCAAGCTGGACAACTACGCGCCACAATCCCATGACTCCCTCAAAATGCGGAAAGCGGGAGAGGCGGCTTGGGTGAAGTATGTATATGAGCGCCTTGATTGGGAAAGGACTTTTCCTGACGCCGATCCCCAAAGTGCCGCCCATGCCCTTGGGGAAGTGTATCAAAACATCGTTACAGGGGTGCGTGGAGCGACGGCACCCAAGCGCCGCAATGTTTTTGATGCCCCGCGCAATCTGGCCGCCAGTCTCGGCAAAGAACGGGTACTGCACTTCAAGGATGCACAGAGCGCCGTTGAGTACAACAGGATGTTTGGAACCGGGAGCGTCATTCAGGCCGTTTTGGACAGAATAGACAGATCGGCGCGCCGCCTCGCCCTGATGCAGACCTTTGGGCCAAATCCTGAAAACATGATCCGCAGCCTGCTTAACGAGGAAATGCAGGGCATCCGGGATGCCCA